GGCGCGTATCAATAAAAAGTTCGTCGGACTCAGAAATCCAAGTGATCGACGTTCTGTTCCTTGTACTCTCCAAGCAACGCCGCCCGAAGAATGTTGATGCAAACTTGGCTGAACTCGTCTTCATGCGACATCTGCATCGCCATAACTCTACGAATAGCCGCCCTCAGCATTTCGTTTTCAACGAATGCTTGTTTGGCTGCGTCTGGCATTTCCCAACCTTCGTGTTCCTCCCAATCGTGGACGCACTGCGACCGGCAAAAATTCTTGTTGTCATCGAAAAGACTGCCGTACAAATCGCTCTCGTTGCAATCGCGTCCGCACTGGTCACAGACGATTGGATCGTCACACGGATTGCCGCTCATGTCTGGGTGCTCGTTGCTTACCATGACTACTTGACCTTTACTGCGTAGGCTTCATTGTGTGATGCGTGCAAGACGTTGCCGCTGCAAATCTCCTTGTGTGCCTCCCACTCTTCGACGTTATCGAGCTTTAATTCCTCAGACTCAAACGCTGCGTTAATTGCGTCCGCTTCGCTTTCCGCCTCGACTGTCACCCAAATAATGCCCGTAATCGGCAAACATACTTCGTATTCTTGCTTACTCATTTTCATGCTCCCATAGTTCAATTGCGGCTAACATTGTTCTTGCTTTTGGTCCGTCATGCTGACACATGAAACACCGAATCCAATACTTTCGACCTTGATTCATCACGACGGGCGTATGCTCTCCGCACTTGACGCAAGGCTTCATCGTCACCCGCCGACTGCACTGCGAGAGAAGAGGAGCCGACGAACAATCGGATGAACCGAAGTCGCGGCCAGCGTCGTTTGGTGTTGTCATGTTTTATCTCCGCGACTCGGTTATCCGTAGCGTTCCCCTGACTAAACCAGAGGTAATTCCCACCGCTGTTTTGCGGCTTCGCTCTGGGCCCTGGGTCGCGGTCTTTTGGTTCGCGTCCAGTTCCCGTCTTTGTTGACTGTTGTGGCTGTCCAACCTGCGGCACGATAGATGCCACCGCTATGGACTTCCGTATCGTGGTAACTCACCAATCGCTCAACCTGCGGTTTCGCTTTGCGAATCAGGCGAGCCATCACGCCAAGCATTCTGCTGGCTGTGTTCTTTGGGGCATCTGGTGCGATTGCCAACCGCCTGAGCTCCAACCATGTGTCTTGCGGCAAATTGCGTGCGACTGGGTTCGACCATATCGCAACGGCGTACCATCGCATTTCAAACATTGCACCAAAACAGAGGAACGGCATCGACTCAACGAAACCCGTTCCCATTCGCGGCAATCGGCTATGCCATTGTTTGTTCAATCGTTTTGCCTCCGCGAATGGTAACTGTTCAATGCGAAACGAAAGCGGTGAGGTCGGAGTTGAACCGCCTCTTCCCTCTTGGAAAAGAGGGTATGCGTCCCGTACATCATCACCGCGAGCAGGGGAACAATTGGATGCAATGGAGCCATCGATAATGTCGTTTGGTTTAATCATGCTTTACCTCGATGGCCCATTGATCCAAAGCGTTCAAACGATTGGCGTTTTTATCCGGATCCACTCAAGCATCTCATCGGTCCATTTTTCGGCGGTAGATTCGCCGACGCCTTTGATGCTGCGGAGGCCGTCTGGATAATCAGGCTTTTGGCCTGATCGCAGGAACTCGAATTCTCCGGCTGTCTTTACTCCGGCTTCAGCAAGTTTCTCGGCTTGCTTTTCTGTGAGTGTCAGCACTTCATCAATCGGAGTCGAATTCCATGCTTCCGACTCGCACACTTGCGAAGAAGTTTCCATGCCTGGAAGCAAAGGTTGCTTTCCACAGCCTTCGCGGATGCAGCGACGCAGACGCTCGACATTGGCCTCCCAATCCTTTTTACAGTCCTTCGCTTCTTCCGCTGCCGCACGCATTACACGTTCGGAAACTTCGCAATCCTTCTCAAGCTGCTTTATCTCTTCCAGCCACTCTCTTTCAAGCTTCGAAAGAGGCTTATCGGCTTCCAGTGAATCGACGGAAACTTGATCCGAGTCTTCATCTTTCAATGGATGTTTCTCTTCATTCGCCGTGGCCAAATCATCATCGTGATAGTCCAGTTCATCTTCGCTAACTGTGTTCAACATTCTTCAATTCCTAAAATAGGTTCAATTGCTTTTGCACGATCGGCTTTTCCATCGGGAGCCGAACCAAACCCGTTTGATCTTCCACAAGCAATCCGTCGGCAATCGCCTTATCAATTTCTCGATTCCACTGTTGAGCCGTGGCACGTGGCCAATCCGCTCCATGCTTGCCGAGCGTCTCAAGCGTTCCGGCGATCTCATACCTCGCCATAGGTCCGCGATTTGATCGAACGAACTCGACGACGGCGGAACTCACTCAATCACCTCATAGCACTGGCAAGACGTATGCTTGACAGAGCAAATCACTAGACCGACTCCACGAACGTAACCACGCCTCAAACACTCGGTTTGACGCCTCCGTATCGAATCTCGTCGATTGACATCATCGCAGACAGCAGCGGCTGCCTCTGCGGCTGTACCGCGTCCTCCTCGAATCCTTAGACCAGCAACAAACAGTTCAATGTTCTTGCTTTTGTTCGAGTTGGCCTGCTTCGCCGCCATCTTCGATGAAGCCGGATCCTTCCTTCTTGCTAAGCAGCGCTCGGCGTAGTCGAGGAGTTCGGTAGGCATGATTCTTACTCCGCTGACTCAGGCGATCCGTTAAGCATGTCGCTCAAACGATCTTCGAGCGCTGCGGTTCGATCTTCTGTCGATGGCTGCCGTACTGCGTAAACAGAATCAATGATTCGATCGTCGTCACGTTCGAACACGTCTTTGACCTCGGCAGCGAGCGGAAGCCATTTCGACGCGCGACGAAATGCCGTCTTCTTGGCCATTTCACACCAGTCCGAAACCCACGGGCCAGAGTTACCGGCTTTGGATCGCTTGCGGATAGACTCGACTTCCTCTTTCGTCATCACCTCGCACTTAGTCACGCCGTCGGCCATCTGGACGAAGCAATAAGCGGCGACAACTTCACCGGGTTCCGGTGGCTTCGCGTCGGTACGATACGCCCAAGGAACATGCCGCGAGACTTCCCCAAGGTTGTATTCGAACACGTCACCGGCTCGCACTACGTCAGCGTGGATCTTCTTCACGACTCCCGAGCGATAGGCCAGCGTCACCAGCCCTTTGTAATCGATTATCAGCGTGCATTCCTTGCCGTACGGAATCAGGTGGGCCTCGCGTCCGTTCGGCTCCAGTCCCCACGACGAAAGATCGAGCAAGCAGCGAACGAAACTTTCTTGCGTGCAGTCGTTGAGCTTCGGAACTCGCGTCAACGCGGTGATCGCGATTCGCATCATCCGTTCCGGCTTCATGTGCTTCGGAAGCACTTTTGCCACTTCGTTCTTCAGAGCATCGGATTGAAGCCAACCACGAAGGGTTGTCGGTTTAGCCGTTGCAATCGCTGTCGTTACATTGGCTCCGTTCGCCGTTGCCGGTAATGTCGCCGCACTCATTTGGTACTCGCTTTCTTAACTCTTAAAACTCGATAGGTTGATTCGTTGACTTGGTACGCCTTGCGGGTTTGCTGGAAATAGGTGATCGTTAATCCGCCTTCGGTAACGCCCTCTTCCGCATCACCTAAACTCGCCAGCAACCGCGATTCAATTTCCTCCCGCTCCTCCTTGAGTATCTTCTCTTCCGTCTTGATTCGATGAAGCTCGTGAGCAAGCTCGTCCGACAATTGCGATAACTCGATCGACTTCGAAGGCACTCGCTTCAATCGCTTCACGATCTCCAGCGAAGCTTTTTCTCTCGATGGCTCGATGTCGTTGACAATGTGACGATCCCACCATTTCGCGAGAACTTCCCCAAGCTGTCGCTGAAGCTTTTCGCTTCGCTGAACTTCGTACTGCACGATCCCACGGCCAGGAAGCAACGCAAGCAAGTAGCCAAGGTCGGCTTCAGTTACCAGCAACTGAGTATGCACTTGGCACAGGTAATAATCCGGAACCTCGTCGGTGCCAGGTGCCCCCCAGTCGCCATACGTCGGACCAGCGAGACCAGAAGTCTTTGCTTCGATAGGTCGATTACTTGAAACGATGCGAGCATCAAGTGTCGCCGCTATCGGCAGCGAATCGTGAACGAACCTTTCCCCGCGAACGATCTCGCCAAACTCTGCATCCGCATAGTCTAGGATCGCCGATTCGAAATACTGTCCTAGACGAGTAGCTTCGTTACCGGCCCACGGTTCGAGCCGACCAGTCTTCTCGGCCCAGACATCCCAAGCCGAAGCCCAAGGACTTACGCCCAGGATCGCCGCCACGTCGGAAGCTCCGATAGCTGATCGGCGTGTTTCGAGCCATGTAGCTCGGTCGGTGGTTGCCGCGATTACAGCACTCATTTCGCATCGCTCCCCATGCACTTGGCCAGCTCGTCCATGATCTCGCGAAGATCGTATTGTTCGTCGATCTCGTAGATCGCAGCGAGCGATTCACCGCAAGACTCTTCCATGATGGCGTTGATGATGTCGATTGCTTCGCATCGGCCCGGAACAAGAGCTTCGGCTTGGCTCTTCTCTGCGTCATGCAGGTATGCCAGGTCTCGCGGGTCGTAGATACCGATCTCGCCGAGGTCGTATTGATTTTTGAGCGTCTTGAGCTTTTCAAGCATCAAGCGACTCCCGTGAATTAGCACTCTCGCCAAACCTCGTGCCAACTCACTGGTAAAATTCTCGACGTGTTGTTCGAGTTGTGCGTCCATCATCGGCTCGCGTTCAGCGTTGCTAATCATTTCGGCTGTACTCACTGCGTGATTCATTTGATTTCCCCTTTTCGTTTGATGGCTTCATAGACTTCGCGGCGATGGACTGGTACGTCTGGACGTGCCTCAACTCCAAGACGAGCCTTATCGCCGCGAATCTGCACAAGCCTTACCACGACTTGATTGACTCCTTCGCCGATAACGATCTCTTCGCCTATGTGACGTGATAGAACGAGCATCTTGCTATTCCCTTTCCTTACCGAGCTTGCATTCGAGCTCTCGAATCCGATCCTTAAGTCTTCCGATGACTGCATCGCGATGCTCGATTTCCGAGGTTGCATCGCCGAGCTTGATCGTCAGTTTTCGAATCTCGATGCGCAATCTTTCCTTTGCATCATTGAGAACTCTGACACGCTCAATCAGCTCGTGAATCTGATCAGTGAGGTGATCGATACACTCGCGGTCAGTGCCATCGAGTGTTCTCGTATCCTTCGCCACAGCACTCATAGAACTCAGTCCATCGAAAGTATTTCAAAAGAGGGTCCGCCTCACCGTGAGGCGGATGCCCTCAGCGTCTCCCGCCAAGGAGAAAGCCAGTCGGAGGAATCGAACCTCCGCAACGATTCGCGGCCTCATGCTTAGTCGCTCTTCGTTGGCACCAGACCCAGGCGTTGCCTCGCCATGCCAGCCATCTCCTCCAGCATGACGAGGACTTTTCCCGCTACCGGGATCTCTTTACCTGCCGCTTCTTGGAAAGCTTCGGTGTCGGGCTTTTGCTCGGAACCATTCCCTCACGAATTGCTTCAGAAGCAGGAATCCTCCAGCGAAAGACCGGCGAATTTCTTGGGGCGACGTTAATCGCCTTGATGTCGCCGCTTGCGATCCGTCGATGGATCGTCGCCTTGTGGACGCCCCAATAGGAAGCAAGCTCAGCAACCGTTAAAAACTCAGTGTTTGACATGATGCTGTAATTATACTGCACTTGTTACCAAGTGCAACGCACTTGCATTCGATAAGTTCCCAAGTAGCATCGTAAGCTATTGCAGCGTATAGAGATAAAAAAATTCTCGTTGACACTTGTTTTCACTTGTGTTCAAGTGCTTTGATGCCAAAAGAAGAAATCGGACCAGTGAATCGACGCGAAATAGACCTCGCTGTAACGCGATGTCGAGAATTTCTTTTGGCGCTGGAGAACTTTCAAAAGTGGTTTCACGACAACCCAGATGTTGACGAGCTTTATCTTTGGAGGTTTTCCAGCTTAAACCTTGGACTTCAGCGTCTCGAAGCGTTGCCTAGAGAATTTACGCGAACCGTGCACGCGAGCAGCATTGGCAAACCGCTTGGGCCGACAAGCTCGAAAGCTCGAAAGCCGTCACAAATGCCCAGCTTTCAAGAAGCGAAGGCTCGAGCCAAGAAGGCAGCAAAGAAAAAGAATGCCGATTGAAACGTAGGAAGTAACTGGAATGGCAGAGAACCAACTACCGGACAACGATCAAAAATCCGATCCTCGGGCAAGAACTTCCGCGTTCGATTTAACCTTTGCTCTGAAATCGGCTCCGCCAATCATTGAAAAGAAAGAGCTTCCGGCGTCAACCTTGGTGGCTAGCGTCGTCGCCGTGATCGCCGGGATCGCAATTGCGGCGGCTGCCTACTTCGCACTCCGCGAGCGACCTGCTGACCGGTTTGTTTCTAGCCTGGCGCGATCAGTCGTGGCGGAAACTCAACGCGAAATCGAGTTAGAAAAAAGCTTCCACGTTGAATCGTGCGATGTCTTTGACACATTCGTCAGTTCGACGACTTACGATCATGCACCTGGATATGAATTCGTCGTCAAGGTAAAGAATGTTTCGCCGAGCGTTCAAACACATGTTCCGCTTCGCGCCAGGACGATTCGAGATGGTCGCCCTGCGGCTGATTTCGAAACTTCGGACTCTCCGACGAAGATCCGCGGTGGCATCTCGCCGGGTGAGACCCTTGCTGTTTCGTATCTCGTTCGATCGCGTGATCTGTGGGAGCACGAGATTGCGTTTGAACCTCGGCCAAAGGATGCCAGGATTGAGGTTTCAGTCGACGGTCGTACTTGGATAACTGCATTACCAAAAGGCCGATCGAAGGCGCGTGATGATCGAGAAACGGCAATCAACGATGCCATGCTTCCTGGAACGGGGGGCAAACCGGGTGTTGAGTCGCTACGCGAGAAGCTAAAGGATATTCCCGATACCGATACCGACGACGCCGACGAATTTTTCGAGGCCGTCCAGACGCGTTTGGAAGGTACACCGGGTTTTGTTCCGGCCAGTCAAGCGTCAAAGCCGATTGACAATAACGATTACTCCAAACTCAATTCAAGACAACTTCGCAACGCGTACTTTGACAAATGGGGAATCTCGCCAAGTAAAGAGAACGCCGAGTGGTTGATTCGCCCTGAAGACATGAATAAGCATCCGGCGGAACTTCCTTAGGTTTCTAATGCGTTTTTGACACTCGTAGGGCCAAGCTTTCTAGCTTTCGTCAACGGATCGGATCGGAACTTAACTAAAATGGGAGGTAACTCTTGGCACGAATCTATACGTATGCGTTCGAAATCCAGCCGAAACAGGATACAAAATTTAATTTTCGGAACTTATGGTCGGAGATGATCGATCACGATCGAGTTACCGAATTTCGCGGGGCTGAAGCTCATGCTATCGTTGCGCCCGACGGACAGCACTTTGTAGGCGCAATCGTTACTCGAAAATCGCGAGAACATCGAACGGAAAGAACGCTGGACGGAGAGGCGACAGTCTATCGAATAACCGCAAACCCGGATGAAAGTGACTACAGCTTCAACTTCTTTCGAGTCGCACCCAGCGGGACTCGCGGCGTGTTCTCAACGACGCGTGGATCGTTACCGCTTCGGCGATTAGGGCAGTATCTTCGAAAGCCGTTTTTTAACGACGCTGTGAAAAAGTCTCGCGACGAACTGATGCAATTTTATGTCAATCGCGGCAACTGCTCAAAATCGCAAGCAAAGATTCGTGCCGACAAGGAGATGCCGTTGGGGAAAACGTTGGTTCTATTGCCGTGTATCCGCGAGACCGCGTTCGAACAGCTTCTAAAAGAAATCGCAGAATTCGAATTTTTCGCATTCAAATTCCCTGAATCGGACGATGATCAGTTTTCGAATGCGCGATCGGTTACCAGTAGCGTTCTCGCAACGTATCGATTTTCCAGAGCCAACCAGTCACTTTCCGCGGTTATCGACGTTATTCGTAAATCCATTTCGCAATTTGGGCTTCGAAGTGGGCGAGCTCGGGGGCTTGACGCAAAAGGAAACCCTAAAACGGTCAACATTAACGAGCGACAAATCGCTTTGGAATCGCACGAGTTTTCCAAATTCGTCACCGGCAACGATTTAAGCCGTGATTCTTTGCTCGAGTTCCCGGCGGTGGTAAACTTAAAAGATGTGATGGCTGACAATCCCGATCTTTTCCCCGTGTAGATATGGCCGACGTGACACAAAATCTGTTGAACGTTTTGAGTTCGATCTGGTTACATCTTCCGGACTGGTATCGCCCACTCAACGTTCCTTTGTACTCGTCGTTCTTTACCGTCGCGTCAATTCTTCTTGCGATGCAGAACTTTTTGGTTATCAACCTTAATCGCGACATCTATTCGAACGAGGAATATAGAGCTTTCGCAAGACGAAGCGGACTTCCAAAGCGAGTTCGTTTTCCGTCTGGGTTTCTGTTTTACCTCACTCCCAGAAAGTGGCGGCGTGAGTCCCTTGATTGCTCGGTCTATGGACCCCTTCAAAGACTTGCGAACTACCTTCGGAACTCAACAAAAATCGCGTTGATTGGTGCGATTATTCAACTTGCCTTCGGACAATCTGATTCACCCTGGGCGGCCTTTATTTGTTTTGTGGCGGCGATTGCGGTTTTCGTTCGCATCTTCTCCGTTCTTCGCATTCAGCGGTCGGTTGTTAGTCGGTGGCTCGAATGGCTTGCGACACAAGCAGAATCAAAACCGTGACTATTGCAAAAACCAGTCGTTTGAAGTTGACGATTCAGTGAAGCAGATTAAACCGAAGAGAGAAGCTCTATGCACCGTCACAAGCGATCCGACCAACGCCGCGACGAGGCTATGCTGATGGCCATGTTGTTGCTTGTGGCCTGGGTTGCATTTCTCAACTGGATGGGGTGGTGATCGATTTCGGAGATTTGCTGCGGCTCGGCCATAGCAGCACCCCCATTTCCCGGTCAAACCCGGCGTAGTCCCTGGCCCACCTAGCAGCGATTCCGGCGTCGGTCCGCTTGCTAACTTCGTGCAATTCGCCATCCGAATCGACTAGCCAAACGTCGGTTCGGATACGCCGGATCTTCACAGCTGATGAGCCATCGGCTACCGCTTTTTTCGCTGTCACCTCAGCTATCCACCAATGATGCACTACATGTCGCTCGTTTTCTCCGGCCTTTGTTCTAAAACTGATTTCGAACACTACTGCTACCCTTTTTCCTCACGTTTGACTGGTTGACTGTTTCGCTACTCCGTCCTGACTTTTCCTGATTCGCCGGTTGTACAGTGGACAGATGACACGTCCGGTCATCGCCATCATTCGACCGCGTGAATCATTGGTTGTTCTGAATCGCGTCTGTCGTGGAAAACCTGTCGACGATGAATTTTGCTTGACGACTTTTGCATTGTCGGTACACTTCTCACCGTTCCGCCCTCAGCGTCTCCCGCCAATCCAATCGCTGAGCCAATGGACGGATCATCTACAGTCTCGCAAGACAGAGTTCTGAAGCCCGCTGAAGTTGCTGCCATTCTGCGATGCAGCGTCGATCAAGTTCGCGCGCTTTGCAAGTCAAAGAAGCTCCGAAGCTTCAACATCTCGGATAAGGGCACTCGTCAGGAATTCCGCATCAACGCATCAGCCGTCGAGGCTTTTCGACAGGGCGAGTTTCCAACAATCGAATCACATTCGAAAAAAAGGGCTGTGAAGAGCAGACTTCCAAGCAAGCTTTTTCTGAACCACGGATCTCGCGCTAAATAGCGATCCAACCCTCAAAAAATTCTTTCTTCATGCGTCAATTCAATCGCCATGTCTGACAAGGAACGCTACCACAAATACCTTTGTTCACCGGAGTGGTGGGCAAAGCGAAACGCCGTCCTCGAACGCAGCAGAGGACGTTCATCGGTTCCGCATCCGTTTAGGATATTGGTCGATGAAGCTTATGCGCATGAGATAGGGCGTGCATTCGCTCGCTGCGATTCTCCGATAGAGGGCGATTTACTCCATTGCCTTCTCAAACGGTACGACGCCCAAGATATTTTTCAGCAATACCAAGTCGGTCGATTCCGCCTCGATTTTGTGACGGCTGATGCCGTTGGCTGGGAATTGGACGGGAAAAAATGGCATGATCCTGAACGCGATTTCGCACGGGATACTTGGATTTTCGCAAACAGCGAAATCCGGCAAATAGTACGAGTGGAAGCAGCGGCGATGAAGTTTTTTCGAGACGCTGTTCTAGCCGTCTTTGGTCATTTTGTTTCGCACTTTGCTCCAGCGAAAGAAACGTACGGAATGGATGCAGACCGCGCGAGATGGGAAGCCGACAGATGGGTTGCTTGCACGGATGAGGATGGCTACCCGTGCCAACGGGCAATCGACTGCTACGGGACAAAGTCGATGCTCGACACGATGCAGTTTAAGGATGCGTACGAAGTCAAAGTCAATACAGGATACGTTGGCACTCCGCTTGCGTTTGTCGATGACGGTCACGAGATTTGGAAGTACGTAGAGCCATCACGACGCGGGCTTTGCAGGTTCAAGTGTCGGGTAACGAAAAGAATCCGATGAACGATACTTATACGAGTCGCCTCAGATAACTACGTGCCGCCGATACGCTTCGCGGCAACCTTGACAGCTGCTTTTGCAATGTGGTCCGGATGTTCGGCAAGATGTCCATACACTCGGCTCACCATCTCCGTCGAGTTGTGCCCCAACAAGACGGCAACCGTGGCCAGATCGACTCCAGCGCGTAGCGCGTCAGTCGCGAACGTATGCCGGTAAGCGTAAGCAATGATCTTAGGATCCAGCCCGAGTGACTCACGAAGCCGTCGAATGCGATGTGATACGGTGTCTTTTTTCCATGCTTCACCTCGATCATTTCGGAACAACTCGCCGACCGGACGAGCCGCAACGAGGATCCGAAGGATTGTTTGCAGGCAAGGCGAAGCGAAAACAACGAGCGGCTTGCCGGTCTTCCTGCGGCTCTTGTGCCTTGGGAATACAACGGTCCGAAAATCATGCGATACGTTGGCCGCTGTGACTTCTCGAATCTGCTGAGGTCTCGCCCCGCAGTGGCTGGCGATCAAATATAGAGCGAATGACCTCGACTGCCGCGAAGCCAAGCAAGCCTCGACGAGTTGTCGATGCACTCCAGGCGGCACAACTGCATTCCGGGGTTCCGGCGTTTCGAGTCGAAGCTTTTTTAGTGGATTCTTTCGTATCAGTTCAGAGTCTTCCGCCCACTGGAAAATAGCACGTACCATCCGCCCGACATCTCTCTGCCGGTACAAGGACCAAGCCCGTTTCCCTGCTTTGGTTTGAATGTTCGGTTCTTTGATCCAGGCGGTTATCTTCCCAGGCGTAAGGCTGCTCACCAAGCTATTTGAATCAAAGCGATCAATTAGAGCCTGAAGGATTCGTTTGGCATCCGCAAAGACTCGCTGCGAGCCGCTGGCGTGCTCGGAAAGGAATCGTTCGGCAACAAACCCTATTGATGGATCATCGGCACGATTTCGAGGCTCAAACAGCGAATGCCAGAGCCTCATTGCCTCTTCTTTATCCGGCCCAAGTCGGATGTCTTTTCCCGTCTCGTCTTTGACGTACCAGCACTTGCGGTTCTTTCGCCAAAAAGGCTTTCTCATGGTGTCACCTCTCTCCCAATGAGACTACACCTTCGGACACGTTTGGTCCTTACCTTCGCCCGCGGGCTCGTCTGGATTTTGGGGACGTTTTGGGGACATCCAGAAACTCATCAGCGATCCGACGCTCTGCGATACCCGTGATTTTGCTGGGTTTTCCTAATCGGAGTGACAGGATTTGAACCTGCGACCTCTACGTCCCGAACGTCTAAAACACAACGAAAACCGCCTATTTCCAAGCCTTTCGTGTTGCTCCAGTACGGATAGAACCGTTGAAAACGTGTTGATACCGAGTTTTTGGGGACATTTTGGGGACACGTTCCTTCCCACTTGCTGAAGGTCCTCGTTTTCTTGCTGCGCGGTGTCGTCATGACATGCTCAAAGGTTCGTACAGATCGCACGTTTTTTTTCCACATACGACAACTTCGGCTGGATCCCCTTCGAATAGCTTTGAACCGTCTTTGGCTACGATAGAGACGAATGGCTTAGAAGTCGCTATAGCTACGCAAAGTGCTTGCTCAACCGGAGTGACGTTGCGGCGAATTAGTTTTGTGCATCGGAAAGCTCTTCGGTCTCCTTGGCAGCCGCATTTCATTGTTCCAATTTCCTCGCCTCGATGGATGCAAGGCTGATGCTTGGGTGTCTTTACCTTCTCTCGCGGTGTTGGCTCCGAACCGACAGCCTTCGAATCATTGGGCGGGGATGCTTGTCGAGGTGATGGCGCTGTGAATTGTTGCACACTTCCGCTCTTTTCTCGTCGAAGTTGGCAAGTTGGGCATGACTTGACGGCGAATGCACGACCACAAACACCACATCGACGATAACCCGCAGGAAGGGTTTGTGTGTGATCCGTCGTCGTTTGGGTAACGTCCAACGAATGAACAACGGTAGGCTTCGCTGGTAACACTTTTAGCTCAGCTCGCAACATCAGACCGGGCCCGGATTTGGGTTTCCTACTTCGCCACAATATGGATTAACGATAGCCTCGCAAGGTGCCGCAGGTTCAATTGTCGCCAAGAAGTCGAACTCAAAATCAATGATCGTGAAGGGGTCATCTTCAGCGTGAGTCTCGATTTGTAATCCTGGTGGCTTCATGCTTGCTGTGCAATCTTCAACCCACGGCGGTGATCGTAAATTGTCGCCTTCTTCGCTCAAATCAGTCTCACATCGATATAGCGGCGTGTCGTTATCACCCCACACAGTAAGCCACTCCCATCGCAACGTCTCGAACGTGGATCCTCCGTGAGGCATTGTCATGCGGTCAAACGGCGGATTGTAGGACGAAGGACAGCCGAAGACTCTGTTACTATCCGTTGCCGCGAATTTTGGCGTGAAGTGAACGACTTGATTAATACCAAAGGTGAACTCAACCCATGGAGTTGGAGGTATTTGCGTGATGAAGTTAGCAGTGCCGTATCGATAGTTGCATGGCGTACAATGCCAACCGCTTCGAAACTTCCAGCAAAACCCGTCACCAACAGCCTGAACGTAATCGCGGTATGGAACGAATGGCGCAATCGTATTGCAGATCGTGTCACCGAACTCGATGTTACCGGTTGAAACGAAATCTTCACAACAGGACTCGTTGCCTTCGCCTGGCTCTTCCCCGCTACAGTCCAAACCATTGAAGCATGGCGAGCCAGCGGAACCGCAACCATATATCATTGGATCTTTGTTGTAGGATACTGTTGAACCACCGGGAGGACATGCCGGGTCTGACCCACTCACGTCTTCTTCTACGATTTCTTCTGTGCCAACATAACGAGCGGTGAAGTCTTGCCGATAGATAAACTCGAAATCACTCACGCGACCACGGCCCACCCCCGTAGAGCAATTGAACTCGATTTCAAGCAACGCAGAGCATTCGGCGACTAACTCAATCCGGCATACTCGCACATCGCCATCGAGCGTCACAGTTTCCTTGCGAGTTATCATCACCGGACCATTCTCGCCCTCGCATTCGAATGAGTAGGTACGTTCACATTCGAGCGGCTCACCGTCTAGCGTGATCGGTACAACTGCCGCATCATTACATCGCCATTCACAGCAAACTTGCGTTAAAGGTACCTGATAGAGATACCAGCAAACTCCATCCCGAGTTTCTTTCGTCCAAGCCGGGGGAACATCTCCGTCGAAATTCAGCCGCCAAGATAGCGCAACGTTGTCTTCGGCTAAGTTCATGACGTATTCAGGCGTTCTTGGCTTCACCCATACTTCGCAGATTTGAGGCATGCGATCTAGCGGCGGACATTGGGGGCATTCATTTTCACAGCAGCAGTCTTTCGAAGCGGCTACTCCGTTGGCTGTCTTGAGAACTGCGCCGTTTGGCAGCCTGATCACCTTTGTCATGCTCCGCCCCCAGAATCAATACACTGAGTCACGTCTGTATCCAGCCCGTTGATAGGCTGTCTGTCTGGTGGATTACATTCACAACCTGCACCGCAGCTATCCTCGGTCGCCCAGAGGAATGTACCGTTCCCACCTAGCACGACCACCCAATTGCACTCGCCCTCACACGGCACAGGAGGAGTTTCTTCACACCCCGTTGTCGCCGTATCGTTGATGCTGACAGGGCGGTTTACTGGCGGAACACATCCGCAATCTTCGGTCGGGCAGGTCGACTCCGTCACCCACTTGTAGAGTGGTCCTTGGTTGTCTTCACCGTCGGGAACGGCGGTCCATTCGCATTCACCCTCGCACGGCTTTTTACAGTCGTCGAACTCGAATACCAGCACGTCGACGCCGCAGTTGGTGGAGTAGTACACTCCGCTTGAAACTGCGAACACAGCAGTCACAAAGTGCATCGGGCTGATCGATGGGTTAGTGACGCAGCTTCGCGTAACTTTCAATCCGCATGCAGCGATGTCATAAACAACATCGGTGACAAACTTCATTTCCTTAATGCGATGCTCGACGTCAATTGGCTCTTCCTCATCATCAAAAACACAGTACGAATTTGCCACTTCCGAGAGCGATGTCGGCGGCGTTGAAGGAGGACCGAAGCAAGTGCAACCCGACGGGCAAGTATCTCCAGGAACCCACATAAGTCCACCGTTTCCGTCATCAGCAGCAACCCACGTGCAAGAACCGCATTGAGGCTGAGTCTTCTCGCAGTTCGTGTAAACGAGCCAGCATTCATTCCCTTCGAGCTCGCCCATCCGAACCTCTTTAACAAAGTTGAGTTCGCCTGCAACGGTAGTCTCTCCACAGTTGTTGGTGTACTTGATCTGGCAGTCTTGATAACTCACCGATACAACCCAGTTGGCGTCGGAACCGATTTCCCATGCTTGGTTTCCGTTAGCGCCGTTGTTTCGCTTGAAAGTGCAGAATGCTTGGCTGACTGAATGAATGATCTTGTCGGCCGTAGCTGAGTAAACTTCGAATTTTTCGGTGTCTTGGTTCCACTCCGCGCGAATCTTACATCCGTTCCAAAGTTTATGGCCGTCGGGATTGTCGACGAAATACTCCGCGTCGCCGGTCCATCGCTTGTTGATGCCTTTGATATTGTTGATGGGTATTGGGTCGGGTGGCGTTGGGTCGTTGAAACCCACGTCCGGCGTTCCGTATGGGAAATTCACGTTGGCCGTGATTCGCATGTCATCGAGATACGAACCTAGTGCGATGATCCACCATTTTTCCTCGGTCCCGAGGGTGGTTCGCCATGCAAAGCCACGAGTCCCGGCTGGAGCTTGGTTGCCGGGATGGCTCCCAAACCGGAACTTCACATCGAGCCTTAGCCACGGCGAAACCTGTATTCTCAGAGGGTACGGTGGATCAGTCTCGCCGATGATCTTCGCTTCTGCCGAAGTGGCACCAGCAACGAGATCGGCTGTGAGCTCGAATCGCACTAGCTCCGACCGGTCCGCAAGCTGCAAAACGTAGTACCGAGTTTTTCTGAGTTCCGGATCGGCTTCTTCTCGCTCGACCGGTGGAACGACCCAAGCTATTCCACGATCGCCTTTTCGCCCCTGCTGGCGAGTGTTGACGGCTGTGACGACGATCTCCTTTTCGTTGTCGGGATCCTCGATGTCTTCGGTATTGATAATTGCCGCAGCACGAGGCCAATACTCTGGCGAGCTGTCGTAATTCCAAAGCAAATCCTCTTCGAGTGTAAATCGTATTAAACCGATTCCCCTCACAAGTTGCGGTTGCTTCGGCCACGGAATATCCCGATCAATCATCCGCCGAACGCGAGTAGCTGTTCCTTCGTCGCTGAAGAACCATTCGCAATGAGTGATCTTCGATCCGGGAGCGATCCGCAAAATGCCAAAAAACTGATTGTCGATGTCGTCGTTCGCTTCTCCGTACCATGCCGCGACGGAATCTGCAATTCTTCCTGTGTCCGGCTCAAACTCGTGGTCATCGATTGCTATTATCCTGCCGGACGCCTCCGGCTCGATCACTCCCTCGATCGGAATAAGTAGGCCAGCATCGCCATTGCTGTCGGCGATACGCATCGGACGCACCAACACGGCTTGTGGAATGAGGAGTTCCGACTCGACCGGTTGTCTCGTGACGGTCAAGCGGCCATCATCCTCGGCCTCTTCGAGGACTTGCAAATCTTGGTCCTCGGATAGCTCGATGATTTGCCATTCGTCTTCAAATGGATCATGTACCAAAGCCATACCAATGGATGCGAGCAACTGCTCCACCGCATCGGCAACACTGCATTCAAACACGAGATTCCGAGGCGCGTCGAAGTCTCCGGGAATCGTGACTTCCGGAGGAGAATCCATTGGATCTAAAAGCTTTTCTAGAATCTCTTGATACGTCCAAGGCTCACCTTCGTATGTCGACTGCGGATCAAGTATCTCATCGGTTCCTGCCTCGTCGGTATCTTGCCGAATCGTGAGATTGAACTTCTTGCGGACGTGCTTGTTCGCCAACGCGTATTTTGCATCGGCCAGTTCTAGGATGACTTGGCGTTGATCGAGACCGAATGCAGTCGAGCATCGCAACGGATAAAAGCTTCTGAACTCAAGGCTGCCTCGCGCGTTCCATCCGCCGGAGTCCTCGGCCGCGTACTCGGTGACTTTTATCGTGACAGGACTGCCAGCGGATAGGATGGCATCGGCGTCTGCCTTTGCCATGAGCATTCGTGAGATACTAGGGATCGAGCCTCGCGACGTACGAATCACGATCATCGGTTCGGTCGTCCCGATGTCGAATCCGGCTCCCTCTGCATCTCGCTGGAACTGCTCAGGGTTCAAAGCCTTCTTGCCGTCGATTTCCCAAGTGTAGGCGTACTGCGTCATACGAGTACCCCTACGCGACCCCGTGAGCCGAAGCCTGGCTCGTTGACAAATGGGATGGCTTGGTAACGGTACTCCGGCGATTCAGGTGGTCGGCCTGTGCGGAGCCATTCTTGGGCTTCGCGCACTCCGGCTCGAGCTGCCGCTTCCACTGTCATGAGCCGGACGCCACAGCGGCAGTTGTAGCCGTTGGGTGGAGTCCATAAGTCCCAAAACGGATCGTCGCGCCGGTAGACGTTTGTTCCGTCGAGTCCTAATGACTCAAGTTCAAGATGATGCGACCGAGTTCTTCGATCGTGGATGGCCAAGTATTGCTGGTATGGGAAGACCTCTGAAACGATCGGATCGGAGGCAAGCGATTCGCGACCGTCACGAAACGAAGCCTGAACGTTTGTTCGATAGATCGTTTCGATTCGCGCTGGACCAATACCGGATGACTCAAGCGTATCTTGGACTGCCTGCCGAAAGCCGCGTAAAGATGTTCCTCGATCGATGTTTTCCGCCAAGATGTTGCGAACATCTTCGATTGTTTCCGCCGATATGTCGCCGGTAATCATGAAAGCTCGTTGCCGAGCTTCGTCGCTAGCTTGGTTCCACTGGCTTCGTGTCAGAATATTTCGTTCGAAGAGCCTTGCGGCCGCGTTCTCGATCAACGGAAACCGCAACCGAGGTTCATTCTCGAACATATCGAAAAGTCGAATCCTGGGCGGATCTGTCGGCGGTTGAAAACTGCGATTCGCGCGGATCCCCGTTTGAAACTCATCGACCAACCAGCCTGGGAACTGCTTTGACAATGTGTCGAATCCAGTTACCCAAGCCGCTAAATCGGTGTCGGTGAGGTGATCGATCAAAAGGGGCTGAAATCGATCGAGGACACGACGAGCGGTCTCGGAGATTGCACCGAGTGACGGCTGACGATCCCACTGCTCGCCAAGTTCTTTGGCGAGCAGTTCCCGAATTTCCGACAGCAACGCCTCGGCACCGATCAGCGATCGGCCAATGACAGTTTCGAGGGGTGGAAGAACGGAATCCATTTGATTTTTATGAGCGAATGTCCGATACTAGTAATGAGGCTCACCCGGAGAAAACGTAAGCGGCAACGCGAGACGCCCTCCTTATAAGGTGGGCCTCACTTTTTTGGTTTTCCCGTAATGTGCTGGTCGTAGTACCAATTGCCGTCTCGCATTTCACGAATCTTGAGCTTGGTTTGGGCTGTGCCTCCGTCGATTTGAATCGTTGCTTCAAAGTACCGGTACCGAACGATATTGCTCCCAGGATCAGTTACTTCGGACGATCCAATAGGTTTTGCAACGCGAAGTATTTCAGGAAGATGTGGAATCGTCATAGCGACACGAATATCGGACGAATGGCTAAGCGTCTTTTCAATTCCGATTCGTCCGATGCGAATTGTCTCATTCGTTTCGGCGTTCAAAATCGGTTCTTTACGGAGCGTGTCCATCGCTTGCCGAAACACGATCTTGCGAATTTCTTCAGGTGCTAGCCCTTCATATTTTGTCGTGTCGATTTCTACCGGTTCGGTTTCGTTTACTTGATGTTCGCTAGGCATTGAGTCTTGATAACGAATTTCCCCCGTTTCATCGTTCTTCCATCCTTGACCACCGAGTTTACCTTCATGGTGTGACCAACCCATCCTTAACGCCATCTTTGCCGCTTTAACTAGTGAACCGGCATCCAATACGCCTTTGCCGACGGCTTCAATTGGATCCATGCCAAGAGACATTCGGTACGGGTTTTCCGGGTATGATCCCTCACCACCGGCAACTCTCCCATAAGAACGGGCAATGGGGGCTTGCTGTTGCGGTTGTTGCTGTCCCGGCCCGGCGTTGGATTGTTGTTCCATCGCTTGTTCAGCGAGCGGCTTGTGGGTGATTTCATACTCTTCGGCCCTTCCCCAGTTCATCATGACGATCGGGTCGAGCGTGAATCGAAGATCGTTGAGAATCTGCGTTACCCAGCAATCAAGGCTGGCGTAGAAGGCTGCCATTGGTATTCGCTTTCCTGCCCATGCACCCGATCCGTCGTTGCTTATGACGTCATCAGGGATTAGCATCCCGATGCGAATCTCGTCGTCGAGGTCTTTTGGAAATTGAAGTATGTGTTGCGGATTGCTTGATACTTGGGCTCGTTCGACTACCCATTCATCGCCGCCGTTTTGATCTTTGGTCGTTGGGTATGTCAACACGGCACCCGAAGCGGCCTGCTGGACAATTTGCATTGCAACGTCTCGAGCTGGGACTGGTGCGTTTTGTCCTTCGACAAAGACATCGCGTTCGGGGTATCCAACTTTTGCACCGCCGTAAGCATCCTTGCGCATGAAGAGCTTTCGGACGTCCAGAGCACCACCTTGGAACCATTTATCGGCCCACGGATCATAGGCACCAAGCAGCACCGATTGACCGTATTGTTCTCCATCTTCAGCGTTGTGTTGATGAATCCAGCAATACGGATACTGAAGATCGACATCGCCCTTGCCGATCACACGCTGCACTCGGACACCATAACGGCATCCGTCTCGTTCGAGCATTCGGCAGTCACCGGCAAACCTCGGTAAAAGCTCATGAATCTCGAGCAAGTTGGCTGTGCTAAGCTTGAGCGTTACCTCACCGGCCGACCATCCCCATACTTGGGCCCGGAGAATATAAGGCAGGTAGTTTCGCCAAATTGTTTCGAGTTGTCGTTGAACCCAAGCACCGACGGCAGGATTGCGAGCTTGTACGCCTGGCACCCACGCATCGTTCTGCTTGTAGGCGAATTGGATGCCGTAGATTGGAGCTGCTCGCGTGGCAAGATTGAGACGAATGCCTCCGTCGAGAAGCATCGCCCGGATCGTCTCGAAGGTGAATGGTGGTAAGTCCCGTGGTTGCTGGAACCACATTTGCGGAAGCGGACGATAACCTTTGGTTTTCGGCCGCGCCGCTTCGGAGGCTTGCTTTGGTTTTTGAGCAAACGGCGATGCAATGCGGCTCGCCATTCGTTGAATCAAATTGGGCATCGCGTGCTACCTTAAAAAAGTACACGCTGTCGCCGCAGTTTCGCACGATCAGTATACCAATCGCTTCGCCATTGACTAACTCGTTTTGGTCGTTTTGTACACGTACGCCTTGAAAGCTTCAGATTTTTGATAGGCCGCCAAGTCTTCGTCTCCGTAGGCTTCCTTATAGAGCCAGTAAACGAGTTCGTAGTTTGTCGGGTCAAAATCGCCCTTCGTGATCCGCTCCTGGCACTGGACTGCAACTAAGTTGGCAAGTAGTCCAGCCTGCTGTTCGTCGGTCAGTTCGAAGGGATTGATCTTGTACCAGTAAGCCAGACGAGCTTGGTTCGCGTGCTTCTCGCGATAGTGCCGTGTAAGCGGCCCAAGTGCTTTCCAAACGATCCAGGCGTCGGAAGAGGAAGCATTTGCAACGCCACGAGCCTCTAGCCAAGAAGCTAAGCGACGAAGGAATGGAACCGTCGGTTGAAGGTTCCGCTCCGGCGTTTCGAGTTTGTACTCTCGCTCCAGCTTTTCAACGCACGTCGATAGTTCGACGAGGCTAATCTCGATTTCTCGCCCTGTTTTTTCAAGCAGCATTTTCGCTCTCGTCCGGCACGTTAATCGGGTCTGCATCTTTCGCGCCGGTACGAGGTGGCACGTACTGAACTTTGTAAGTCATGTTCCAGGAAGCGCCGTACTTTGGCTGACAAAAATGGTTGCCAAGAAACTTATTCGCGAACTTCCCCTTTCCTGTCGGCTTTAGGACATAGTTCCCGATTCGCAATTTGCCGGGCTTTGGGATTGGATAGCCGATCCGTTCAGCGTAGCCTTTCCAGCGGAATTCGCTTCCTGAACCATAAGACTCGATGAACCGCTCAAGTCTTTGCGTTTGCTCTAGGTAGTCGTCGGGCTTGTTTGGATTGTATTCCTCCTGCTGAAGATCATCTGGGCCAAGGGTGGTGGAAGTGTACGAGCTGCGGTACTCCACGTATTCAAGGTGTCCTTCAAAATGCAGCCAGCTATACTCCGGTGGGGGCCTTCGATTGCAGTAGACTTGATTCGGGTATGGGGTTGGCTCAGGGCGTTCGACCACCTCGGGAGTAGCGAAAGGGCTATCAATGCTACACAGGTTAACAATTCGATCATCCTCGAATTTATGCCTCAGCTTGGCCAAGCCTCGATCTTCCCCTTTGCCTGTTAGCGGATGTAGTTTCGCGACCGAGTTTTCCCAGTCTTCCCACGTCCTATTACTATCCTCCAGCGGCTGCATGATGCCGGTCGAAGCGAAGATTTCCGCGATCGCAGTCTTGGAGAGAATGTAATACGAGAGCGAAAAGCTGATTTGGTTCTCGAATAGCTCCTCGTCGACTTCGAATGTTTCGATGAACGTTGGACGCTGCAAATTCTCAGCGTATTTTAGGCGAGCATTCACGATGTCCCGAAAGATAAGCCAAGCCCGCACCCGCTGTTCCGTTGCGGCAAGTTCAATGGTTGCGGAAATGGTATTCGGTATTTTTGCCCGGTCTCGTCGTGACCACCCGGCTCGATGCCTTGCGCGAATGGCGACAACTCCGTTCGGATATATGTTCTGCGATGGGATCTCCGAATCGACGACAGTGAAGTCCGCCCTACGCTTGTCAAGCGATACGTTCCAGGAAACCTCTCGATGAAAGTTGGCAGGTTTCGGAATGATGACTTCATCGCGATACTCATCGACCGAATCGAGAATCTTACTTCCGACCTTAGTCAGCGCGATTTCGATATAGCCAGTGATTCGTCGCGTCGTGTATCCGCGTCGATCATAGTCGAATGAAACGCCGTAGTTGTAAGCCGCCAAACCAATGAATCGAGCATTGTAGCAAGATGGAATATGATACTCACACTCCCAAACGACTTCGACGCTTGTCGTGTGTCCAATCGGCAACCATGAAAGGACGCGAGGCTTCGGCCCCATCGCGACGTCCTGCCGCGCGTAGCTGCTACCGCCTCCGATCGATAAGTGAGGGCGCTCACCGTAGCCGTCGTGTTCAATTGTGAGCTCGCGGCCGGATTTGCTCAGCGTGTTGCGAATGCGTTCGACTTCCGGACCGGCGAAGAAGCTCGATGATGTTTCGGGATCGTAGTTTAGGCTTCCCTCGGGGTTGACGATGATCGTTTCGACGCGAAGCTTGAACTTCGTGTAGGTGATGGCCATTCCAGCATCATCGTAAACATACTCTTCAGATACAGAGAACTTGGACCGATCCGGGAACGTGAAGCCGTTGTAGGTGATCTTCGACATACCCATTATGGCATCCTCCCCGGTGGTTTACCTTCGCCATCGTCTTTCAAAATCGCCTCCAAATCGGGATCACGATGAAACCCAAAGTCTTCATCCGTGCGACCGCGACCCATCAATTCCTTCAAAGATCTCGTCAAATCCAAGGCTGATTGACCGACGGCCTGTTTGGCCTGTTCAACTTCTTTTGCAGCGGCTTTATCGTCCTCACCGTTCCAAACCGTCATCATCGCAATTCCCTGCTGAACGTAAGAAGTAAGCAAGTTGACTGAAGCAGTTCCATTCCGAGTGAGATCTATCCCGACGGTAACCGTATTGGCAATAGCCTCGAATATTGGAAGAAACTTTAATCCTAGATCGAGCAACTCAGTCATCGCTTTCTGCGAAGCTTCGTTGAATCGATTCGAAATTCGCTCGACGCGACCAAGTTCTGGCCCGATGCGTTGCGCGCGATCTACTCTGTTCATTTCCGATTGATATTGCCCGACGGCCTTGCCATAAGCGATTTCCGGCGAGTAGTTTTGCAGTTCGTCTCGAGCACTATTTACGGCGCGAACGAAGGCGGCCAACGCCACAACAGCTCCAGCGACGACCGCCAAAGGACCAACTACAGCAGCGATTGAAGCAGATCCCGCCCCAACTGTAGTTGCTCCGGCTGCGGTTCCACCGGCTGCGGCAGTCGTGGACGAACCGGCTAGTGATGCTCCACCGATGACTCTCGCAGCCCCTGATACCATTGGTCTTGCCACCGATGCCACACCACGCCCGAACGATGACGACGCGATTCGTTGCCCGACAAGACGAGATCGAGAACGCATTCGTCGACCAGTTAGCAGTATTTGCTGCCCGATGTTCGATTGCTGAAGCGAACGCTTCATTGAAGCTTTTGCCCGACTCCCCAATTCAAGCAGATTGCGTCCTGTCTTCGTCGATCGGACGCGATGCTCGATCGCCTGCCGAAGCGTAGGCGGATCGTCTCTGCGAGGTTCCGATGATCGATCTTCTTGAATGGCTGGAATTGCTTGCACCACCGGAACCGTCGCACTGGAGTCGCTCTGCTCGGTCGATTTTGCGATCGAAGTGGTGGTAGTTGCTGGCTCGACCGGTGAGATCATAGACCTCGCGGAACCATCGGAATTACTCGATGCCTCCGGCGCGGATTGGATCGGCGATGGAGCCGATGACTTAGCGACTTTCTTTCCATCCCCGAGCAAAACGCCGATCAGCTTCTCGATCGGCTCCGATAGCCAACGAGGTGCAAGGCTGCGAGTGAGTTCGACGACTGCGGTACGAAGTTCGCGGTAATCGTCTTTTGATGGACCGGTTTTATCTTCACGCTCTTGACTCGGTTGACGCGACTCGCCGCCGTTCTTTCGATTGCCATTGGTTTGATCGGCGATTTGCTGTTGGAAGGTGGCAACATCGCGAGCAAACTTTTCAGGGGAAACGTCGAAGGATCCCGTCGTCGATCCGGTTCCGCCTGCTCGAAGATGGCCGATAAGCTCATTTAATCGCTCTGCCACCGTGTCGAGCGTTGCGATCGCTTCCATCGGTGGAGAATTTGAGGCTGGTGTCCCGATAGTTTGCGAAGCCGTAGAGTTACTCTCTTGCGATTGTGGCGTCGCAGGAATGCTCGTCGATTCCGATCCCTGTTTGCCACTGTCGGCAGCCGAAGGGACGTCCAGGCTGTCCTGGTTATTTTGAGGCCGATCGAAGGCGGCCTGGGCTTCGCTGCTGCCGTCGATCAGCCGGATTTCCATTTCGACGGCTGACATGCGATTTATTCCTTGCTTGGTGTTATTCTGTCGCTGCCTTTAGCTGCAACTCAAGGTCGTCTTGGAGTTCGACGAACTGCGCGTTCACAACGTTGTAGACTCGGAAAGCGATGTCCGACGAGCAACCGACCAGTCCAAATTCATCATTGAGAATCGAAGCGAACTGCCGTAGGAACTCGATCGTCGGCGGTTTGACCTTATCGCCGTGTCGCATTCCGTGTTCTCGCTCGAGATTCTCAGCGGTGAGCTTCAACTCTAGGACGTCGTACTCCCACTTTGTTGTCTCGCCACCGCGTTTGATTTCAAACGCTTTGCGATCGGTGTTCAATTGCAGTTTCGCCATGATGGATTAGGTCTCCGTTCCAAAAACTCCACCGCCTACGCCCGTGGCCTGAGTGTGAGGCGATGGGTAGTGGCGTAGCCGTACAGGAAGGTTTCGCAAACGCGACGAGAACGCTTCCCGGACAGGATAGTTTTCGTGCAGGATCGTTCTCGGCAACGTCCTGGTGAGTGGCGTAACGGAAGATCCGGTACCGCCGTTCGCGGTGATGTTGGTTGCGGTCAACAGACCGGTTAGCACCATCGACTTCGCGATTTGATGGTACACGTCGAGCGTGCCGACCATCCCGGCTCGGATGTCGACGTTCGTTCCGTTGTATGGTCGAATCAAATCGACAACGGCTGGCGCGTCGTATTCCAAAAGATCGAGCATCGAGGTGAGCTCGGTTCCTTGGTTGATGCCGTCCTGTGGTGCTTGCCCCATCCAATCGCCCGTAATCATTTGCTTGAAAACGGTGCGATCAAAGACGACCCCCTCGGCGGTTTGTCCGACAACCTTGGAGTTGTAAACGACCAGATACACTCCGGCTACGAATGGCATAGTTCTTTCTCCTTACGCGATAGCGATTCCGGACCGTGGCCCGACGTTTAGTTTCATGGCTTCAATCAAACAATCTTGGCAGTTGCAAACCTCTTTTTGATCGGTAGCAACTTCGTAATTTGTCAATGTCGAGATTCCCTCTCGATTTTTCTTCGTGTCACAAGCAAGCCGGTACCTTAAACCGCCGTTGCCCTGGAGAGGACCAGTCTTGTCGCGGACCATTAGGTGGATCTTTGCGAGAATACCGACCATCGGGGCCTGATTCGCGCCGCACTTCGGGCAGCACGTCCAATCGTGTTTGATCTCCCAATGGTATTCGGCTCCGTTTTCTCGGCATTCCGGGTTTGTACAGTAAGCAAACTGGCGTTGCTTGATCGATCGTTCTGCCGGAATGTGAACACCGTTTGATCGCAGGAACTTGGTTCCGTATTTTTCGAGTTCATCGTTAGCTAGGAATGGCATGCGTCACCGTTTGGGTTCGTGGCAATCCTCGGAAAACAACACTTCGGACCATTGCGACGTAAGGTGTCGAGCCCTTTTGCAAACCGGCCACCGCGCCGTAAGTTTCGGAGTTCACCATTCGCGGCTTAGCATCGACCCGGTGAAACCGAAGACGCTCGATGAATGGTTGAGCATCTCGATCGAAAGTCATCAGTCTTTTGTTGGCGTAAGCCATGGGTTTGATCTGCCAATCAAGAGCCATGATTATCCGATTGACCCATGCGTTAATCCCCGAAAGCTGATCCATAAAGACCGATCGGTTTTTGTCTCGTGGTACGCTCCCACAACGTTGGAAAACGGTCACTTGGACCAAATGAACGACGTCATGCACGCCGCCGCTTGTGTTTTGATAAGGCCCTGGCTCGACCCCAGCCGGAATAACAGCCAAGTAAGTGTCGCCAGCGATGGCCGGTACCTTTTCATCCATTTCACAATCGCACTGCTCCGGCTTGAGTCCAAGCTCTTCTCTGAGAGTATCGCGGACTGCTTCAAGGATGTAAGTTTCCCCGTCTAGCATCACGCGGCCCCCTGCATTGCGAAGGCTCGCTGGGCGGCCAGTTGAATTGATTGAATCAATATGCCTTCCCAACGATTGAGCCACGTTTGTGGCACGCGTTTCGGTATGAACGGCCGAGCCGGTATTCCTCGCTTCGTGTCGCCCTCCTGATGCGTTCGAGCGTACGGCACGTTGGTACCGATCACGATGCCGTTGGTGAGCGCTGTGAAGATCTGTTGTTCGCCGCCGTCGCCGGAGGGCTTTTGATAGTTTGCTGTGCTACCAGTGCCGTCGAAGTATCCGGGGCTTATCGAATTGAACAAGACGCCCGTATCGCGAAGGATGTCGACTTGGCGATTGCCATAAACCTCGAGCTTCGTCTTGGCGCCTTCGGCCTTGATCGTATTCCAGGCCATAGCCGCCGCCATGCTTCGCGCATACTGAATTTCCATTCGAGCAGCTAGCAAAGCAATGTTCTGTCGATAAAGGGCGTTCCAACGCTTCTTTTGATCGACTGTCAGTAGCCCTCCCTTGCCGCCTACTCCGTGTCGATGCTGCTTGCCAAGTCCGGCGGCCGCTTTGAGATCGCGTTGCTCTCCGGGGCCGAATCGTCGACCGTAGGCGAGATACTTTTTGCTCAGCCGCTCCCACGCGACACCATCTTCGCCGGTTCCACCACGAGACTTAGTGATGAAATCGGCCTGAATGTCGGACAATGCAGCGAATCCGAGAGAAAAGAAAACACTACGAGCCAACCCTCCTTGATCCGGCTCCTTGCCGGTCAGTTGGCCAATCAAGCCTTTGATGACTCGTCGTGCATCATCTCGCCCACCGCGAAATATAATATCAACCATCGAATGGCCACCTCGACTGCGAATCAACTTCGAGTCTTGTCGGCAACATCGGCGACGATCCAGTGACCACTCGGATATTCTCCTGCCGGTATCGTCGATCGACGGTTAAATTCGAGAATGACGGCGCGAATCCGCCTTTCGAATTCAAGATGTTGCCGTTTGCATCAATCAGCTTTACGTCACCCTTCGCGATCTCTTCGAGGAGTCCGTCGCGAGCGATAATTTCTTGGTACCGCATCTCGAGCGAATCAGGAATCGGATTCCCTCGTCGCAAGCAAAGAGTCCGGCAAGCGATGATTGTGGCCAGCTCCGGTAGGATGGATGCGTTTGCAATCGCACTAATCGCGTATCTTGTCGCAAGCAGACCAAAGATATGGTTCGTCGCGTAGGTCACGCAATCGTCGACAACTGCATTGTCGACTTCTCCGTACTCTTCGTGATCCGAAAAGCCGACAACGCCAACCTCGGAGAGGTAGCGTATCATGCGAGGTTTGTCGGTAATCGCTGGAAGTGACACGGTAAGTCGTTTCGAAAATAAAGGGCGAGCCAACGCGAGTTAAACGCTGGCTCGCCCGGCGAAGCTGTCGGCTTGGTGGCGAAACTGCGGCGACAGCAGGGGATCAAATTGTTGTGGCTTAGAACACGACTTCGCCAAAGGCGACCGCGTTCGGAACGTGGATGACCGGCATAGCGTTGTCGAGGAAGTACACTTCGGTTCGCGTCGGATTGGATTTCTTGACCATCCACGAATGGAAGCCGAATCGCAAAGCCTCTGGACCACCGTCATATTCGGCGACAGGCTCGGAACCTTCGTACATCGCGATCGTTCCATCGCTTGGCTCGCAACCGAGGAAGATGGCGAAGTTGTCGGGAACGAGTTGCTGGATTCCGTCGGCAAGCTGCACCGTTTCGTCGGTGACGTAGATCGTCAGTTGAGGCTGGCTGATGATCTTGGCAACCTTCACGTTCTTCATCGTCGTTGCCAGTTTCGGCATGACTTGATGATCGAGGTAAGTGAATGGCGGGTTTGCAATACCGGCAACGCCTTTGATAAAGTCGTTGGCAACCATCCGGCTCCAAACCTGCGAACCGCAGATCATGGCTCGAAGGGCTCCACCGCAAAGACGCTGATAGGCTCGATTGATTTCATTGAGCTGTGCATCGATGTTCGTATTCGCGAGTGCCCAGCTTGCAGAGATAATGTTCCCGGCTCCGAGCATATTGAGGCGGTTGCGGTTGCCGGACGGAAGTTGGTTCGAAACCGAGAAGCCGGAGCTAAACGACCAGTTGTAATCCTCTCCGTCGCGATTGGCCGAAAGGCTGCTGCGAAGGGCTCCAATCAAAGCAGCCTTACGCCAGTTGGCACATTCTTGAGCCTTCACCTTCGTTTGAAGCTCGATCATTCGGCGGCCTTGGCTATCACGCTGCGCCGGATTATCGATTTGGCCGAGGTTATGAAAGAACTCAGCAAGCAGGTCGATGGAATCCGACAGCCGTGGATAAGTGAACGGCACCATCGACATGCCCTGAAGCGACGACTTTGAGGCCGGAGCGCCTGGAGCTCGCCCTTTAGCGACGCCTCGCGAGTTGTTGAACACGTGGAATGATCCATTGCGTCCATGACCAAAGTTGAGGACGTTCTGCCCTTTGGCTACATCCAGTTGCGGGTCGAACAACGGATCAGCTCCGTCGCCGCCGTGATTAACACCGAACAGGTTGAGGATCCACTCGGAGACGGCCGCTTGCTGGCTGATGACGTTTGTCAAAACCTGCGGCGCTAGAATCGGGGAGTACATTGCTTATCCTTATCGTAAGGCTCTGGGTTGGCTTGGAATTACTCGACTACATACGACAGCAGGACGTCGACGTGCGTCGCGGTAGTCGCGTTTGAACCGGTCTTTTGTACAACGACGGCCGTGTTGACGTCGTTGGTGACGAACGAGGCTCCACCGGCCAGAATCGCCGCGTTTGCGGCACCGGCCCGGACGAGCGTGTTTTGCGTCAATGCTGCGACTGCGACCGCCAGAATATTGACGGACGATGCAGCCTGAGTAGCAGCGATGTCGACCGAGGTAGCCGCCCCCACTGCTCCACCGATCGAAATCATTTGGGCATCGACCACGCGATAGCGAACGCCAGCCAAAGCCGGAAGCAACGCTGTGCCTGCATTAACTTCAGCGATGGTGAAGCGTCGGCGGATATGCTGGACGTTGGCAGCCGCCGGAACGGTGCCGGAAGCGTATTCGTCGTCAAGCAAAAACCGCGATCGAAGCTGATTGCGAATAGCGCCGGTATCGTTGGAGGATCCCGCGAACACAACCCCAAGGATCAATATGTTACGGACCTTCACCGGAGCTTTCACGATGATCGGAGCGAACGCCGTTTGCGCTCGTCCAAGCGAATCGATCAGCGGGGTCTCTTCCTTCAGGAACCCGGCAAGCACTTGCGTCCCGTCGGTGGCGGCAGGATTGAACTGGCGAAGCATCCCCGTGGCAGTAACACGGCCCATCGCGAGACCAGCCCGCAGGACCTTCGTGTTATTGGAACCGGCATCCTCTGCAGCAGAATCGATCTGAAAATCGGTTTCCAGAATCTCCGAGCGGGTGCCACCCCACAAAAATTGGTTGGTCTGGCTGACCGCTACAGCCCCCATGCCGGGGGTCGCGAATCCTAGTTGAGCCATGTTGGGCTACTCCGATCGAAAGTTGCGAACTGAATTGAGTGTTTACGATTGGCGAAGCATTTCACGCTTCTGACGTCGGAGTTCCTCGACGTCTGGTTGCTGCTTCTGGGTCCATGCAGTCGGCGCATCGACAGGTCTCGAACCCATTCGTAGAAGCTTTTCTTCCGGGGACCAACAAGAGCCGGACGGGATTGACTCACGTGAAGCCATCCAGTGCTCGATGGTTCCGGCGCTAACGGTGTTGTCGGAACCGAGGCTCATCTTCACGGCCTTGAGTGCCTTGGAATTCGAGTCGTATTCCGCCGGTGTGCATCGACCGGTTTCGAGAATCTTTCTCATTCGATCGGCAGCCTTTGCCCGACCTTGCTCAAGCAAGTGACCCTCGAGCTGCTTGACTCGCAGACTCATCGTCGCAATTGCCGGATCGACCGCCTTGGGTGGTTCCGACGGATCTTCTGTCGGTGCCTGATCGGTCATGCCGCTTTGAGCAGCCGCCGTCATCAAAGCTGGACGAAGACGATCGAGGAAATTGGCCTCGGTAGTGTCGTCGGGCAAAATGATGTTGAGCTTAGCCAACTCCGCCAAGACATCAGCAACGCTCGTTGATGAACCCTCCGGAGTTGCTTCCGGCGTTTCCTCGGTCGGCATTTCTTGATCTTCGTTTTCCACGTTGGGATTCTCCGAGAGTCGATAAATTTGGGTTGTCGCGCTCATTCGCAAAGCGCAGCAAATTGGTTCGGGGGTGGCTGTGTAAAACGGCCCTTGCGAGTGATCGACCGGGTGATCGACTAAATCAACCGACGTGATGATGTCGCTATAGCGGTTGTTGGCTCCATCGGTCCAAGAATCCATGATGACCGGTGATACGAATACCGCGTTCGATTTGACTTTCTCGGTTGCACTCGGTGTCAAAGTTTCGACGGTTATCTCCGCCGACAGACCGTCTTTGGCAACCTTGAAATCTTTAAGCTTCCCGACGGTATTCGATGCCGATCGAGTTTTGTCGTTCAAATCGAGCCGTACCGGTGACATCGACTCAAGATCTTTGCCATGGTCGAAGTGCATCGGAATCGTATAACCGGCCCGTTGCAGACGACCGATTTCGTTGGCCCAATGTTTCAACCGTTGCTTCGTAACGGAAACCCGGCCATCGGGACTGTGATAGTCCGATACTTTTAGAATCGCTTTGTGAAAAACGCCGCTCATGAGTGGTATCATGGGCGGCGTCGAATTTAGGTCAAAGCAAAAACGTTACAAACGTTAAAAGTGTGAAAAACGTGAGAATGTTAGTAGGCCGACACATCTTTCACGGCAGCGGAGAAAGATATGCCGTTCGTCAATACTGCTACCTTGTTCGGATCGTGGAACCGTCCGCCGGGTCGTATCGTCAGATCGGTAATTGTTCGCGATCGCGTGTCGTTCTCAAGGGATAATGTACCCGGTCCTACTTCAGCAAGCTCGATCGTCGATTCGCTGAAGTGGAATACAACACCGCCCGTCTGGTTCAGAGTCGTCAATTCAGAATCGTGAATCGTTGCACGGCCATCCTTGTTGTTGAGAGTCGGCAAGTCTGTATAAGAATTCAAAATCCCGTCGTTGTTCACTAACCCAACGCCGACGCCGGAACCAAGAAGCACGGCTGCATTCTTCCCTACAGTCAGTCTATCGATCATCACCGTTTCCTCGGCCTCTGCCGCCATTGAAAGACTGCCTGACAAACAAGTGACAACGGTAGTGCCGCTATTGGCAAGCATTTGCACGGCTGCATTTTCTCCGTTTGTGCTGCCGGTCGTGTAGATCGTCACATCGGCGCCGTGATTCAGTAGATCCAGCCTAATCCTTCCGGAGCCTCTTCCCGCACCGCGGCCTACAAAAACGTTCGTCGATTTTATTCTCAGATACTTGGTTCGGTATTCTGAGTAACCGCCGTCCGAAGATGATGGCAAACCAATGTTGCCGGTGAAGCTCCGTTCGATGAACAGATTGGCGAGCGTGATGGAATCATTTGCCAAAGCGTACAAGCAATCGACGGAAGAATTCTGAAAGTAAACCGTGTCAGTCGATACCGGCACCGCGCCGCCTGTCCAATTAGCAGAGTTGTCAAAGAAATTTGGACCAGTCGCCGCCGTCGGTGTGGCAATCGTGATCGTAGCTCCCGTCGAGGTTTCCGACCCGGTGATCGTGAACGGTTTGCCCGGGAATCTTCCGGTGCATGTAATGACTCCGGCATCCGAAGTGTATGTCGCATCGCGAAACTCCGGCGGAGCTGTCGATATGGCCATTGCTGCTACCAGCTTCTGGGCCACCGTCGTCGGTGTGTCGCCGGTGATCGTCGTGATCCGCACGGAAGAGGATCCTATCACCAGCGTAAAATTCTCAGCCGCCGCAACCGTTCCAGCGATCGTTACGGTCGTGATCTGAGTTATTGGCGCTGCTGCGCCGAGCCATCTTCGTGTCGCCATGATCGCTATGCTACCTCACTTAGTTCGGAAACTCGCTTGCACAAGTCTTTGTCTTCGCCGATCGCAGTCGTTCCGAGCCAGTCGACGAGCTGGCTTCGGCGCACTTTCGCTAAGCCGTTCGGCATGCGAATGTGAGGAATGACTCCTTCTTCAATCCATCGACCAATCGTCGTCGGGCTTTTGCCGAGAGCATCGGCCACCGTCGATAGGTTCAGAATCGGATCGTCCGCATTGGTCGGAATCCCCTTCAATTCTTCTTTCTGAGTCTTGTTGATTGTGTTCGCCATCACGCACCTTTCGCCTAGAGATTTATCACGCCGCCCCAGCGGCCTGATTGTTGCTTGCTAACGTAGCAAGCGTAACTTGTAACATCGATTTGGTCGGCCGTTTCATCGGGCAGGCCTGTCCACGTCGTCAGCTCGTTGAGATAAGTTGTCAGCCAATTGGCTTTGTCTTCCGGAACAAAGACTCGCCCGAGCTCGAAAGCCGATAGCATCCCCGAAGCGATAGCTCTCTCAAGCTTCGCACCTCGAGAAGTGTCATCCATTCCTGGAATCTTTGGGCCGATAAGCTGCACTTGGCAGCTTTTTATCTCCGTCGCTAATGGCTTGCCATAATGGGCGTTTTCGCAGTAAGCCCTAGAAACCGACCATGTCGAAAGCGTATCGTTGATACCAACCTTGAGCTGATTCCAGTCGACTCGATCCCGCCAAATGTACCGCAGGAAGAGCAGGTTGCTCAAGACTACTCTCTGATTGCCGATCGCGATCGCATGGCTTTGCAGCACGTCCCAAACTGAACACACGGACCAACTTGGATTATCCCCTCGCTTCTCAGCCGCTTTCTCTTTTGACGTCCCAGCAGTATCGATCACCGCAATTCGTTGGAAAGCATGCTGAGGGATACGGTGCAAATGCGATTGGAACACAAACTCGAACATGTCATCGAGAATTGAGTACCGTCTCACCCAGCTAGGATCGATTTGTGATCCTTCGGTTTCTTTCCAGTTGCCAAGCTCCAACCTTGCTCGCTCAACTTTCGGCTGTAAGCGAAGCTTGGCCCGATAGCTTGGGTCTTTCTGCAAGAGCGCCGGGTTATCATCTAGCTTTGCAGGAACGAAAGTCACAGAGAGAATGTCATCTGGACCGTAATCCGGTCGATCTTGGAGAAGCTCTTCTTTCGTGTCGCCCCAAACGATCTTCTCGTTCTCCCGAATGAAGTACCGAAGGACCCCAGACCGCTCTGGAATCGCATAGCCGGTTTCCTGGTCGATCCACCAAGCAATGAATCCGGCAACCCAAGACCTAGCGTCGGGATTGCATGTCGCGCGAACATACGGCTTGATTCCACATGTCGATCGATTTCGCGAGAGCATGTAGAAAAACTGAGTTTCCGAAAAGTGCGTCAACTCGTCGAAGCCGAGGTAGCATATTTGGTGCCCCATGTACTCGTATTTCGTCTTCTCATGCTGCAAATGGCAGAAAGCGATGTTTGCACCGCTTGGGAATGTCGCATCAAGCTCTTGCCCTTCTCGCATGCGTGCGCCGAATTGCGGATAGATCCCCCAAGCTTCGTTCCAGATTCCTCCTTGTCCTTTGAGCTGCGGAAACGTTCGACGAAAGATAGCTCCGTTGAAGCCCTTCCTCCCGACGTGGCGAAGTGGTTCGGCGACGAGTAGCCATGACTTACCCCCACCGGCTTGTCCTCCATAGATCAGGATGTCGGCGGAAGACGCGCAAGCGACCATCTGCGGACCTGCTTGCGGCGCGATCCTAATTGTCGCTTGTTCCATCGCTTCCATTGCTTTTGCCGAGCGTGGGAGGTGGAGGGTCGCGACCGTTATCAGGCAGATACAGATGGACCGTACCAACAGGATTGACGTTGCCATCGACTTTGACGCTCTTTCCATAGCCGAGCTCTTTCCCTTTTCTTTCGAGATACCACATCGCGGCCTTAATGTTTTTCTTACTTCGAATTGCTTCAATCAAAACCGATTCGGCGTATCCGATTGCAATCGATTCTTCAACTTCAATTGCTTGCGCAATGTCCTTGTCCTTCAACCGACGTTTCTGAACGGCACGAATCGTTAAGCCCAGCCGCTTAGCGATCTCACCGGTCATTCCACCGGATCCAGCGATGGCGGTTAGGTATTGCGATTTGGTTCGGACGTTTCTCACGCTCGATTTATCCCTCAATGTTCATTTCAGTATTCGTTCATGCGTCGCGGCATGACAGGTCATTCGCTAAACAAATTCGGCGAGGATGTCGTCTCGAATGAGGTTGGGGACATTGAATTGCTGCTTCAGAGCGTTAATCGTTTCTTCTGGCATCGAGTTCACGAACGTAGCAAGCTGGCTATTGGCTTCGGCTTGCAGCACTTGGTTTGCTTCGTTCGCGCGCGCAACAAACTCGGAGTCAAGAAATTCTTGCCAAGACGGAACCGGATGTAGCGACACTTGTTCTTCGACAGGTCGGCCAACGTTCGCGTTTGCAATTTCAACGTTTACCGAATTCAAGTAGTCGATTCGCGATTGAAAACGGTAAGCCAAGCCGTAAAGCATTTGAGCCGGAACAGTGGATGTATTTACGATCATGATGCTACCAAGTCGATAATGGTGTTCGTCGCCAAGTGTTCGTTGCTACGCACATGTAGAGGAAGTTCGTGTCTCGGGCGAATTGCCCAGCAGTACCACCGGAAGTTGCCGTTGCTGGCACTGAAGTGTTGATCAAGATTAAAGGCTGATCGACGAGCAAACCGCCGTTTGAAACTCTAAAAATTCTAGTGCCGTTAAGCGAAAAAGCTTCAATGCCGTTGTCGGCTGTGTTGTTGAAAACAAAGCGATTGGAGTTAAGAATCCCGACGTAGGTAGCAAAAGCCGTCAAACGCAAACCGACTGACGTATGGACGGGTTGAGTGGTGTCTATCAAACCGGCAGCCGTTATACGAGTCATCATCGTTCCGGCTGCGTTAAGCCATTGATCGCAGTCGGCAGTTTGTCCGGTAGCAACTCGCACTGTTCGACCTACCGTAGCGGCGGTTGGTATTTGAATGACTTGTCCGCCCGTAGTGTCAAGAACCTGCACCCATCCCGAAGCATTGCGATGCTCCATTCGATTGGTTGTCGAATTGCGGATTGTGTCACCGGCAACTGAGGTAATCGCGTCCCGCTGAGCGGTTGTCAAGGAATTGAGGCACAAACCGACGTTGGTTGTTCCGGTGTAATTGGTTTTTCCGGTAATCGTTGTGTTGCCGCTAATTGTCGGCGAATTTAAAGCACCTCCCGAAGTACGTACTATCGCACCGCTACCGACCGAGTTTCCATTGGTCAACTCTCCAACATCAAGCATTGCACCATCAACCGTGCTATACCGCCTAGCGATGGGAAATCGTCCGGCGTTGCCTGTGATCTCGCTGTAAATCGCTGTGATTGTTGCGGTGGTTTCACCCGCATCGCCCGGAAAACCGTTGTCGCCTCCGTCGGTACCGACACCTCCCTCGCCCGCCAAACCACGAGCGAGTTGCGAGATATCACATACCACTCCGCTTATGATTGCAGCGCCGGTAATAGATCCTCCGTTGCCCCCGTTTTGCCCATTACTAGGATCGCCGTTGCCGTCTCCATTGGCCCCATCGCTGCCTTGGCCTGCGTAGCCGATGAGATTCAACGTTATCGAGTTGTCACCGATTAAAGTTAAATCGTTGAGGTTAACGTCTCCTCCCGAATCGCCGGGATTGGCTCCGTTTGCGCCATTTTGGAGTTGCCAATTAACGAGCGTCTGGTCGGATCCACGCCCGAACAGCCGATACTGCCCTTCGGCCGGTGCGTTGGTTGCGTTAAACGTGCCCCCTCCGAAGTAAAACTCCGTTGCTTCGGCAAGTATTGCCGCGTCAAGCGTCTGAAACGGTTTGTCCAGTTTGCCAAGCTCGGCCGTCTCGTTGTTACCAGTCGTCTCAACGTAAGCCGCTCCGGGGACACCTGGCACAATTCCAGGCGGTCCTTGCAGACCAGCCGGACCAGCCGGACCAGCCGGACCTTGCCCAATCACCAAACGAGTTCGAATCTTGTTCTCGTCGATGACAAGTCGGGTTCGAAGGGTGGTACCATCAATGAAAGTCGGCATCAAACGACCTTTGTTCCCTGCATCAAAAAGCAGCCATGGTACGGTTTCACTAACCGGCCTAGGCTATCTTCGATCCTGATCCAAAACTCGTATCGGCTCGAACGAGAGTAAACAGTTTTGCCTGCTTGCAGCCTGTCGGTCTGTTCTTGGGTAAGAGTCGCTTTGAATTTTCCTTGGTCCTGATCCGTCCATTCGAAATTAACATCTTCCGACACAGCTTGACCGCTGTCGTTAACTCGACCGACCTTTCCGGTGACTGTGCATCCGGTAAGATCGACTGGTGAGTCGTCTGGGTTCGTCAACTCGAATTCTATCGGCCCGAATGAATCACCTTGGTGCATTCGGATTTCGATGTAATCTCCAAGCAAATCTACGATCATGCTTATTGAGGCTCGCTCGGATCGATGGGAACTTCTGGATCTTCGGGTTCGATCGGTGCATCGTCGACATCCAGTCGATCATCAGTCAACGACGAAGGCTTCTTGACACCCTTGGATCGCCATTGCAAGCACCATCGAGCTGCTTCCTTCTTGATTGCCGCATCGTTCCTGGTTTCGCGTAACCGCCTATCGGCTGCGATCGCCTTAGCGATGTCTACTTCTTCGGTGTTTCCCTCGAACGCATCGACGGCGATTCGGCGAGCGAGCAGAGCGTCGGATGGGTTTAATGCTTTCATGGTTTCCTCATTGTTTATGGCTTCACTTTTACTGGTCGCGCGGCTTATCTTCAGATATTTCTGCGACTTTCTGCCAAAGAAGTTTTCTATCATCCTCGCAGGCAGTTAGTCGCTTTTCGAACATGCGAAAGAAGTACCCAACCACACCTGTGAGCGTCGCGACCGCAGCTACAAGCGCACGCTCCAAATTCACTAACTCGGTCAACTTGCTTGCGTCAGCATCCGCTAGAAATTCTAGGATATTCACTGCGTTTTATCCTTTAATCGTGATTGTCGCAGCAAGTCTCGTAAACGTTCGATCGAGGGGATCGACGTCAAAAAAGTCGTTCTCACTGGGTTGCTCGCCATGTCGAATGCGATGACCTGCGGAACGGATCTCGATTTCGTGATCTCAAGAAACCGTCGAACCAAGTCCCGTTCGTTCGTGGTGTCTTCCTCGCACTTCATCGGCGAAGCGTCTCGGTTCAACTTGCAAACGTAACAGTCCTCAAGTAGGCCCTCTTCGTCGACTTGAGGTATCCATGCCGTCACCAATCGAACGCAAGCAGGGCATTCATTCCCGGATATGACCACGACGATGATTCGCTTTTCGAGCTCCGCCTTGCGATAGGCCGTAGCGTAGTCGTCGAAGACAAACGCCGGTTTCGGTTCGTCCGCCGTAGCGACATTCTCAAGAGCGAAGGCCGTCAAGCATCCGCAGATATAGCCGATTGCTACCGCAAACAAGATCCCAAACGATGCCTCAGCAACTTCAGTCAATGTCATCCGTTTTCGATTCATGATTCACCTATGCGGCTATAAGCGTCGAAGCCGGGCCGTCGATTTGACCTATCGATGCCATCGTGACACGATTGCCTGTATGCCAGCGACCAACTTCGGACGCCCGGATGTTGTATCGATGACGCTCGCCCCACGATTCGTTCCCCATTCGCATGAACAGTTCACCGTCGCTCGCGAAGAAAAACCCGTCGAAGTACATATTGTGCGGCCAGCCGTCTCGAGTGTCCTCGCCGTGGATCGCGAACCCGTCTTTGTGCTCGCCGATCTTCTTGATCGCAAGCATCGAGCAGACAAAGGTTGTCTCGCCGTTCTTGTGGCGAGCGATCTGGTCATCGAGGGTTTTGACGATTCCGCCTTCAAGTAGCCGGAAGTCTGCGTACTGCTTGAGCTGATCGAGATACTTCCAGTCGCCAAACTCGCGATACAGCCGCGCTCCGTTGCTGCCTTGCGGTTCCGGGAAATGCTGCTCGGCCGCGAAACCGAGCGATTTCATCAAGTCGATCAGAGCAGGCGTTGAGCAAGAAAGAACGCCATCTTTGATGTAGGACTCGAGCTGTGGCCCGCACCAAAGCCCGTCGCCACCTCGCATATTTGCACGACGACGAGCCATGCCATAAGACCACGGACTGAAGAAACAATAGTTTTGAAAGCCGACTTGGCTACGTCCGAGATACTCCATCGGGTTGCCAAGCATTGCAATCTGGTACATCAATCGCGTGACCCACGGTCGCATGCTGTTTGACGTAACACAGGATCCGATGATCTGCGGAAGCCAAAGCAATGGCGAGCCAGTCACGTATTCGTCGAGGAGACTCCAATCGCAGCTTCCTTCGGCGCGGCCCTTACTTTTCTGGTACGCGTTGAACTTCTCCCATTGCCGAGGCAGTATCGTCACCTGCCTTGGACTTGAGAAAGCTACCGGCATGTCGTTCGCAAGCTTATCGAGCGCACGAGCCTCGCTGGTAACGCATTCGGACTCGGTCAGCTTTCCATCCGAGTAGCCGAAGAGAACGCCTTCCGGCTTTACTACTTCGTCAGCGCTTCGGAAATCGGGATTCAACGTAGCCATTACTTCGCACCCTCAAATCCGGCTGCAAGAGCCGAGTAGTAATCGGCCAATACTCCACGAGGCATTCCGGTTCGCTGTCGCAGATCGGCGTTTATGTTTGCCCGCACCTCTGCGTACCGATCGATCGACGGCACCTTGTCTAGTTCGGCCAACAAAAAGACGGTGATTTCATTGATGGTCTGATTTGATTCGGTGAGCAATGGTTGGCACTTCCGATACGCTGCCGCCATCTGCTTGTTGCTCGGCAAACCTTTTGCCCAGTTTGCAACTCGTTGGCCGATGTTGTCGAACGCATCGCTCGGAACCTCGGGCGTAGGTGTCGGCGGTGGCTCCGGAGGCTTCGGCGGCTCAATTCGTCCGAGCTCGATCCGCAAACGACGCCGTGAAAATCCATGCTGTTCGTCAAAAGCGTTGACGGTAACCTTGAATTTCCCGGTCCCTTTTAGCAGATACTCGTTGTCTCCGATCTTCGGCACGTCGATGAACTCTTCGCTTGCATCTTCGGCATCGACGAATACATAGCGGGCTTTCGTCTCGACTTTGAGCGTCGCTACTTCTTCCGCGCTGATCGTTGACGTGGTCGGTATCAGGATCACACTGCCGACTTTACGCGCGTCCTCCGCTCCGGAGATAGCCTGCTGCTTGGTGACGATCACTTCGAGATCGGCTGCCGTTACCATCGGGACAGAACCGAGGACAAAGCAAAGCGCAAAAATCAGGTTTCGCATGGAAATTTGTTTGGTTTGCATAGGACATTCCTTTGGACATTTTCACGGACAATCGACCGCGATTACGCCGCCAGCGAAACGGAACAACCTATGAGGTTCGACCTACCAATCGGCCGAGGAAGATCGTAGAAGACAAACTGGAGCTCGGATCCAAGCATTTGCATTGACGGGTCGATGCAGGCAAACACCTTGATAAGTTCGAGGATGATCGGAATAAGCTCTTTGAATAACTCTAGAAGCTGATCCCATTTGATTTCAGAGTACGATTTGATTTGGCCATCCGCGAATGCTTGTTCGGCACAGCATTGATGAAGTAGCTTGATACCGAATTGGCTATTCGCCGCGATGCGAAGCCGAATCATGTTGAATCGCGAAAGATTACCGGCTTTTACCTCTTGTTCGGCAACTTTGAGTAACTCGCGTCGGAACTTGCTGAGCTCTTGTTGACTTGGCTCTCCGTAGACTGGTGCAACTTCAACGGCCGGAGCAGGTGAAAAACCATCGCCGTCCTGAGCCATCAACGCCGAACCGGACAAGCAACCAACCAGCATCAACGCCAGAAAACCAAAAGCAAACCATCGAACCCATTTCAGCGAACGCATACCGCACCTTCTCCAAGATTGAGAGTTTTCGAAAAACTGAGAACTCTCAACGATACCGGCGACGGTTCATCTTTCGATGGATGTTCGTACTACAGTGAAGTACGAAAGTTGAAAATTTCTTTAGGCATCGACGAACTCACTCGAACTGCCTTGGCGTTGAATCCTCAACTTTGGAACTCGAGGTTTGCGACGAGATTCATACTCGATGCAGTTGCTCGTCGGTTTAAACTTGCAAGCGTAGCAATGCAGATACCCGATTCGTTTCGTCGGATCATCGCCGAGTTGCCTTGAGCAGTAAATCACCAGATGCCCTTCGCTGCATCGTTCGCACTTATCGCCGGACTTCATGTCGGGTCCCTCGGTGTGTTTGGCTAATCGGATACTTCTTCTACGCGAACAACAACGTGCGGTTGCTCGTCGCCGCTTGCTACCATCTTCTTCGCTGTGCATTCGCTGATTTGTGCATCATCGAGCCATAGCAGACCAGTCAACGCATCAGCTACAGACTTGAGCAGATTGTCGATGTCGGGCTTCTTCGTGTGCCTCGTTCGCGGCATTGGCTTCGACTTCCAGAATTGATTCTTTGGCCTTGGCATTACGAAAACGATTTCGAGCTTCACTGGCCCAAGTATCGTTGAGCTATTACCGAACGCTTTTTCAGCAGATAGTCGAACAGTCGCTTTGAATGCGTTCACCGGATCACGGGTAGGAGTGTAGTTGCTAGCAAAAGCCCTCCCTCCAGAGTGAACCACTCGCGTGCGTTGGCGTGGCTGAGCGATTGGTATCGCTGGGACTTGGAACTCGATCATGCTTGCACCTCCTGTAACGCTTCTTCGACTGTCTTGTGCTTCGGTGGAGGTGGAGCTGGCGGTACGCGCTTTCGCAGTGCGTCCCAAGTCTCGCCATGAGCGCTACAAAGCTTTCGCATGACCGACGCGAGATACTGCTTTGGCTTCTCGACTCGCTTCTCGCCGCGATCCTTCAGCCTGTCCACTAAATCGTCCACAGTGTCGCGGTCAAACTCGACTCCGATCCAGGATGCCTGGAAGATCAAGTCCCGATCAAGCGAGCTGCACTTTAGCCTCGCGAATCGGTTGGCGACGACACCCACACGAGAACAAAAATCTTTATCCCCCAACCTCATCCGCCAAACCTCATCCCAATCCGGTCTGCCGGTGTCTGGTGATGTTATGTTGGGTGATGTTGGGTTATGTCTTGTCTTGTTTTGTTCTGTTGGGTGATGTTGTGTATCCGGGGGATTCCCCCGAAGCGTCGGGGTAACGTCGGGGGAATCCCCTGATATGCTTAATTCCTTGGGAAAATCATGGATTTCCTCAGTGAAAGAAGCAACCTCTTGATCGTCGACAACTTCGAGCCAGCAGACTTCCGGGGAACTGGCCCAAGCAATCAGTCTCTCGAAAAGTTGCGACTGGAATCCGGTCATCCTGGCTATGTGGGAGACCTTCAGGGGAATCCCCCGGGAAGATGCCAACACGCCCCGACGATGGCAGGATGCTGCCACGGCACAAAGGACGCACCATGCTCCGTAGATCGCGGCCGCATCGTCGCCGAACTCGTCAAGCAGCAATTGGTAGCCAGTGCTATCGAACCCGATTGGCATGGCCACCCAGGTCAATTGCTTTAGCTTTCGCGATTCGGCTCGTTCAAAAACCGATTCCCATTTTGCGATCTTGTAGACCGTCATTTCGTTCCTCTCAGCCCATCCATTTCTCGGGCCTGTTTCCAATCCAAACATAACCATGTTCTCGGCATAGCCGAAGAACGTTATCCCACAATTCGCATCGCATTGTCTCTCTTTGGTTGCGCACTCGATAAAAATGCGGCCAACGGAGAGACCAGATTCGTCGGCCCACTTGTCGAAGCGTGCAGGTAAGTTTCCGTCGTCTCTAGGCTCTCGTGGCCCATCAAAGTCTGTAGCGACTTCAACGCACTGGCCGCGTTGTTGCTGTCGAGAAAGTGCGTCGCATAGCAGTGCCGAAAGTTGTGGGCGGTGAATTGCACAGGTAAGCCTGTCCTAGCGACCGCAGCCGAAATCTCTCGGCTCAAATGGTTCTTGTCTCGATGGTGACGAAAGAGCTTCCCAGTGTGCGGACAGCGTGAATACCGATCGGCGCTGAAAAGATAGTACCAAGCAAACTCACGATGAGCGCGAGGACACTTTCGACCGTAGGCGTGCGGCAATGATACCCCGTTTGCGTTCTCCTCTTGATCCAATCGCCATAGACATCGAGTCGACTCAATCTGCGATCGGATCAGCTCGTGAATCTCGATGGGAAACTGAGTCAGCCGGTCCCGGTTGTGCTTGCCTTCGTGGATAGTGATCGTTCGGCGATCAAAGTCCAAGTCTTTAATCCGCAGCTTGACGACCTCGCCGACCCGCAACCCGGAAGCATACATGAGGTAAGCCGCTTTCCTTGCCACGCCCCGGCATTGAGAGATCACATCAAAGACACGCTCCGGCGAAATCACCGACTTGACGGCCTTCGTCCTCTTCGGTCGATAGGCGTCGATCCCGACGAGTGGTCGATGAAAAACCAACTTGCAAATCGTGCAAATCGCCTGCATCGCCTGGTTCTGAGTAGAAGCTGACACGCGACCTTTAACCGCTAGATCGGTAAGCCATGCAGTAACTCTTGGCTCCGGTGCCGTCTTCAGGGTCCCGTTTGCTCGCGAATGCGCTCGAAAGCGAATCCACCAGTTGCTGTAGTTTTCTATCGTCGAGTCAGCTTTTCCGCATGCTCGCAGCGTCTGCCGAATCAACGGCACAAAATCATCGTCTTGCTCGATTGTCATCACAGATTATCCCCAGTTAATCATGCGCGGCGCGTATCAATAAAAAGTTCGTCGGACTCAGAAATCCAAGTGATCGACGTTCTGTTCCTTGTACTCTCCAAGCAACGCCGCCCGAAGAATGTTGATGCAAACTTGGCTGAACTCGTCTTCA